CATAATATCATTCTCTTGGTCGGAATGTGGCAATCCAAGTAAATGCCCTAACTCATGCAAAGCAATGGTATAACGCTTGGACGCATCTATATTCTTATAAAGATATACTTCCGAAGTATTTACGGGGTTTCTAGTATAAGTATATCCAAGAATATACATTTTACCATCATCTGTGTATTTATCTTGCGTGTAATAATGAATTGGAACCATTTTTATCTTATCATCAAAGACAAGTCTTTCGAATCCAATAACGCCATTCCACCTGTCTACCGCCGCTTTTATCTCTATTTCATAAGATTGATATGTTTTAATCTCTGTATCATCAAGATAAATCTTACCCATTTTTGATTCGGGCGGTTCGGGGGTAGGCAATACGAATATCACCGATGAAGGTGTTGATGTGGGAATAACCGCCCCCGTAAAAGGGGCGGCAGCACAAGAGATTAGAAATAAAGATATCCCTAAACTAGCTCTTATTATAGATCTCAATGATGATCGAAACAATTTCGGACCTCACAACATCTTCTGATGAGAATTCGAAGTGTCCGATATTCTTAGCGTACAAGAACTTAGGAATATCGTTAATGCAAGAATCCTCAACCTTAATATCTACCTGTTCACCATCGTAAGTAACAACACATTGCGAATTTTCACCCAGACGAGTAATAGCCAGTTTTAGTTGTGATTTTGTGGCGTTTTGCATTTCATCAAGAATCACGAACGAATCTCTTAGAGTGCGACCACGTAGAAAGTTAATCGGCTCGAATCTAATTACTTTATCTTCAAGAAGTTTTTTAACTCCTTCTTCACCAAGAAGAATTTCGAAGTTATCTAGTAGGGGTAATAGATAAGGTTTAATTTTGTCGTCTTGAGAACCAGGAAGATGACCCATGGTTTTTGATGCTTCTACCATTGGGCGAGAAAGAATAATCTTTTTTGCTTTGCCGGATTTTAGGGCTTCAACCGCCTCGACACAAGCGAAGAATGATTTACCTGTACCTGCAACACCGCCGATAAAAGAAAGGGTATTTGTTTTAATAATATCGTGGCATTTTCTCTGGGAATTAGTTTTATAATCTACCTTGGCACTCTTGATATAGTGGAATCCTGTTTTGTATGACGGTTCGTTATACTCTTCAAACTCCCTTGAAAAATCAGAGAATTCTTGGTCAAAACCTTTGCGGCGATTTTTACGTGCCATTTAGTATTCCTTGTGACAAAATTGGGATGCAGACTTGGTTTCAGCGAAACTTCAGCCACTAGTTATTTAATGTAACATTTTGACAACAGTTGAAATATGTCAATTATCTGTCACCTTTACCATCCAGGTATTCTTAACAAATTTAATAGATACTTTTTTGCCGATTTTTTCAGCTTCCTCCTTGAGAGTCATTAACCAATCTGGCAATTCTGGAATATCAGACATTTTTAGATCTCCTGGGTTTGGTTTCCTTGGGCGGTTTTGTCGCTGCTTTTTCCTCTTTCCATTCTGCCTTGCATCGGTCTTTCACGGCGCAATAACTGCATTGTGAGCAAAGTTTGTAGGGCGGGCGAGTACCATTCTTCATATGATTGGTGATATCAATAACTCGTTCTTGGATTTCTTTGACGATCTTGGGATCGGCGTAATAAACCATTTCAAATAGAATAGGGTCAAAACCTTCTTCGCCATGTTCTTTTTGGAATGCATCCGAGAACACGCCAGATTTATTAACGAAGATGAAAATAGTTTTCTTGATGCCGAGAGCGTTCATGTAAAAATTCGCCTGGTGTTTATATTTCGTATAAATCTTTCGGTACAGAATCATACGCTGATACGCTTCCGCATTCATTGTCTTAATTTCTAGAAGGAAACGCTCTCCGTTGATAACCAATTCACCGTCATAAGAACCAGCAGCATCTTCGCTAGAGTCCATCATTACTTTTTGCTCTAATGAACGGAGTACCGAGCCAGGGATATTAGCGATATATTTCTGAAGGATTTCATGAACAACCGTGCCAAGTTCTAGGGTGATTACATCTTTGGCGGTTTTTTGCTCTTCATAGCCTGTTAACATATAAGTGATAAAACGAGGGCAACCACCAATTGATGATGCCCTAATTTTTGGTTCTTTCACATATCTTTTATTCTCTACCTCCATTTGTTTACGGAGTAGAGGTAAGAGTAATTCACCGGTTTCTTCGTAGGCCGGTTCTTCTCCAAAAATATCATCCAGCGTTGTCATTCAATAATTCCTTTGCTTTTTCTTTGGCGGCAGTATAACTGCCAAACCTTTTCTGGTAAACTCCTGGACTTGGCAACTTTACTTCATGAAATCTTTTGTGCCATTTTCCCTTACCAGACTGCGCTGGATATTCACAAAAGTTATTGTATACAGAATTTAAGGCGTTTAAAAGATATTCGTCTGAATACTTTTTAACACTATAAGATCTACGCTGTCTGTATTCGATACCAATTGTTGCTGCCGCTTTTTCCATTACTTTGCGATACGAGCCGCAATAACGAATAATTGTTACAACGCTAGGAATATTTAATTCATTGCATAATTCCAAATCTTCGTCGCACCAATGAATTTTATTGACGATTAATTTCGGAAAACGTTGCTTTTGGCTATAAAAAGCTACAAGAGAATTAATTAAGGTTTCTTCATCTTTGAAGTAGGCTCTCTTTTTACGATGCTTATATCCTGGTTGTGGCATTACAATTTAATAATCCTTGTCTGTGAGAAATCTGTTCGGCCGTTTTCTTGAACAATCACAGTGTATCCATAACAGGGAGGCGATGACTTGGTATGACCACCCATTGAGTAGCGCAACCCCTCAAGGTTGGCAAAAGTGCCTGCTTGAACTACTGCAAAGTCATACTCGTAGTTAATAGATAATTGGTGTACATGGCCATGAATAACCATTCTAATATTTGGAAGGTTGAATACAGGACGCCACTTATCATACCAGTCTTTTACTGTGCGGGCGGATTTTCCATCTTTACCAGAGACAAAAGCATGTGAGAACATGCAATCACCAAGGATAAGGAAGTGGCCGATTTCGTCTTTAAATTCGTTGTCAAACGTGTCTTTGGCACGGATTACGTTATCAAGGCCCTTGGTGAGATAATCGTAAGGATGAACCGTCAGGAAATGCAGATCGGGTGCAACGTCATTACCTAAGAAACGCTTCCATCTATCATCAACATGGTTATCGTCTAATAGATATACTTTTTGGAATGCTGATGCTAAATACTCAAGAAGGATTCTTGCTTCGGCGATTTCCTCCTTGAAACTCTCATGCTTAAACTTAGCGTGTGTGCTAAGTCTATCGCCATTCATAAAATCACCGTTGATAACAAGGATATTCGCTTTACCTCGCCATTGCTCAACGGTGTTAATAAGTTTTCCTTTATCGTAGTTTGGAACATGAATATCAGAAAGAGTCAAGATAACATCTTTGCCCTTATTATCAGCAATAGGAGCAACAGGAAAACTATTAGCAACCTTACCGATAAATTTACAAAATGATTCATAAACTTCGTCATACTTCGATCCATCTTCGTTGAATTTGCCTTCAACTGCAAGATGGGCTGCAACGTCTTTATAGATTTCTTTTAATTCATTGACGGTTGTTGTTCGGGCGAGTTTTCCATCTTTAACTAGGAAACGAAGAATTGAACTCCATTCATAGTTTTCGCCGCGTTTTCTCTTGCAATAATCATAAAGTTGCTTCCGATTCATTTCCTAAAACCTCTATCTTTTCATCACATTCAATGGACTCTGTTCCTATATAATGCCCATCACAAAAATTTTCTTCCAAATATTCTTCGACAGTGCGATAGTTGTTGTTAGGAAAATTATTTTTGTCAACACAAACTTGCCAGGTCTGTACATATCCAGTCATTTTAGTAACTTTTACCGTATAAGATTCCATTACTGTTGTACCTCTGGGTATGTTATATAAATTGGTTCAGAATCGTGATAATTCTCGCCCTCTGAAACAATTGATTGGGCACCATAGAATTCTTCAAGAAAACTGGCTAAAACAACAGCTTCTTCACTATTGTCCATAATTGCGTTAACCTGAATATCTTTATCCTTATTTAATACGGTAATGAATACTTTCTTTTCCATTTTTACCATAGTCCGATAAAGTGACCAATACATAAGAATGGTACTACGGTAATAACAGCGCCAAAGAATGTACTACCTTCATCACCTTCAACTAGGAAATTTGCCAGGAAAAGAATCCCTAATGCCATCAATGAGAATACTGATAAAACATTCCACATATCATAGTACCTCTACTGTTACTGGTGGTTTAACTTCGATATTTAGTTCTGCTTCGGTGATTTTGTGTCGGGAGAAAACGGCCCAAATTGAAGCCTCTAGATCATTCATGAATGCAGAATATTTAAGAGGGTCTTCTTCTTTTAGTTCTTGAAGTGTCATTAATATCCCTTTACTTTCATTTCACCAGAGAGAAATTTGTTCAGAGTCTCTGTATATCTAGTGGCTTCGTTTCGGGCGGATTCTAGGCGTTTATTAATAGCGTCTTCTGGCGCATCATATACTGTATAAAAACCGGCAGCGCCGTCGATATCTAGCCAAATATAATCTTCGCCTTCGTTTACTTCGATGCTATATATTTGATAGTTGGAATTATCATAATCCCATTGAACTAAGTATTTGATTTCTTTGTTTTTACTCGCCATAAATAGAATTCCAATCAATTGTAAAGTTTGAGTACATTGGTTTTAATTCTGGATACTCCCATCCGAGTTCTTCTAGTGTATATTGGTCTTTATACGAATTGCAGGGTTTGCATGCAGCACAGACATTTTCCCACGCATTGACCGTGTGCGCGAGATTTCTTTTTTCGGCGATTTGCTTAAAGCGCGAGCGAGGGATAACATGGTCGATTGTATCGGCTTTTCCGCCGCAGTATAAGCACTTATAATTATCTCGCTTTAGAATATTATTCTTTGTAGGATGAAGCTTTTCATTTCTTACCAGAGAGATATCAGGTAAACGAATTACTTCAGGAATTTGCCAAGAAGAAGAAATGCTATTGATTGTCTTTGTTGGCGATTTTTTAACGATCTCTGCTTTGCCTAAGTATATTAAACAAATAGCTTTTTCTAAATCACATCTACCAAGAGGAAGAAAGTGAGCGCCTAATACTAATACTTCTTTCAAGAATATTTCTCCATGTTTAATAAATGCCAGGAAGAATGTTACTTAGTTTCTCTTTGGCCGATTTTTCTAGAAGATCAATTAAACAAAACTATTTTCTACGATAAACCATGTTGTTAATTATTTGATCATGAATACTATTTACATGATTATTTATACATGATTTATTAATCGTTAATTCATGTATATTATTTATTAACTAGTTATTTATTAATTACTATTACTATTACTACGTTGTATTGTTTAGTGTCTAAAGATATATTAGCACGTCTTTTGCGTGTGTGCGGAATCGACCGAAAGTTTTTTAACGGCGATTTTCCAAGCCAGAAAAAGCGGCACACACGGAAACCCTATGCTATACTTCTCCTGGTGTCTAAAAACTATAAAAACTACGTTATATGTTAACTTTTGTGAGGAACAATGCGTAACAATTATCACGTTATCATTCAAGAGCTTGCCAAGCGGATTATTGATGATGCTGAAGATTTTCGTGGCGGAAATGCTCGTTTTGATTTAATCCTGCAAGAATTAACGCCCGAACAATATATGTTATTTGAGGAAGCAATGAAAGATGCAGAAAAGTAACGAAATTTTGTATTCCAAGGGAAGTAATGATGAATGCTACACTCCTGAATATGGCGTACTACCAATACTAGAATTTCTAGAGCCATTTAAAGGAAAAACAATCTGGTGTCCTTTTGATCAAGATTCAAGTAATTTCTTCAAAGTATTAGTTAAAAATGGTTTTAAAGTTGTACGCTCTCACATTGACGATGGGCAAGATTTTTATGAATACGAACCTGAAGAATGGGATTTGATTGTTAGTAATCCTCCGTTTACAGGCAAGAAGCAGATTTTTGAGCGGGCGATTTCCTTCAATAAACCATTTGCATTACTAATGACGAACACTTGGCTTAACGATTCCGCCCCCAAGCAACTATTCAGAGATATCGACTTACAACTTCTAATGTTCGATAAGAGAATTGCATATATCGGACAGGGAAATAGCCCAACTTTTAGTAGTTCTTATTATTGCCGCGATTTCCTTCCGAAGCAAATAATTATGAGGGAAATTAAAAAATGTTGATTGAAATTTGGAACGATAATGGTGGCGAATGGTGCAAGATGTTTGTTGACGGCGTTTTATTCCGCGAAGACCATTCGGAACGCGCTCATTGGTGGCACGAGTTAATCAACGGAAGTTCTATTAATAATGTAGTGCTTTTGACTGATATTGATATCCAGCACAAGGAATATGTGTCTGTCAAGGCGGTTCCATCTAAAAAAGGTAATGGATGGTTCTCCGTTTATACAATTCCCGACTGGGGAGAAAAACCGAAATTTTTAGGTTATGTAGATTCGGTGTCGGACTACAAAATTAAATACAATAAAAACGGCCGAATGAAAAAAGAAGAGATTCTAATTGATGTTATCGAGGTAGATGAGTGAAACAGTATTTAGACCTACTTAAAAACGTGCTAGAAAACGGCACCAAGAGAGCCGATCGCACAGGCGTTGGGACCACATCTATTTTTGGCATGCAAACAAGATATGATTTGCGTGAAGGCTTTCCGCTTGTAACCACTAAGGCGATGGATGGTATTCGATGGAAAGGTATTGTTGCTGAACTATTGTGGTTCTTGTCTGGTGACACTAATGCCAACACTCTTAAGAACCAGGGAGTAAATATCTGGAATGCTTGGATGGACCCCGATGGTGATTTGGGTCCGGTTTATGGTTTTCAGTGGCGGAATTTTGACGGTCATTACCTGAAATTCAGAGAGGATGGAAGTTATAAAAAAGTCACCGGAATGCCAATTGGCAAAGACCAAATTTCGTGGTTGATTAACGAGATTAAGGCCAACCCCGACTCTCGCCGTCTTATCGTTTCTGCCTGGAATCCCAATCAAATTGAACATCAAGCCCTTCCTCCGTGTCACGTCCTATACCAATTCTATGTAGATGGCGAACATATTGACCTGCAACTTTATCAGCGTTCTTGTGACACATTCCTCGGCGGACCATACAACATTGCATCATATTCACTTCTGTTAACAATGGTTGCTCAAGTTACCGGATATAAACCGCGATATTTTATTCACTCAATCGGTGATGCTCATATCTATGATAATCACATCGAGCAAGTGAAGACACAAATCGTCCGCGAACCAAAACCACTACCTAAATTATGGATTAATCCAGAAGTAAAAGATATCTTTAGTTTTTCTCTGGCCGATTTTAGGTTAGAAGGCTATGAGTCGCATCCATCACTGAAAGGTAATGTGGCAGTATGATTAGTGCCATTTATGCAATGAATAAAAAGGGTGTTATCGGTGATTCGAAATCTCTCAATGGATTGCCATGGAAATGTTCCAAGGATATGAAACGGTTTAAGGAATTAACTACAGATAATATCGTTTTAATGGGTTATAACACTTGGCGTTCTATGGGAGAGAAACCTCTACCAAATAGGGATAATTGGGTAATTGATAAGCATTATTCAGATTTAGGTTATTTATTATATGACGATGAAGATCTGTTTAAACTTACAAGTATCGAAAATGGTGTAGAATATTATAGAATCTGGTCGCTAAATGGGAGGTATTTAAACACAAAAGAGTTATTTGTAATCGGCGGAAAAAAGACCATTGAAGAAGCTTATCCTTATCTAGATCGTCTTTATATTTCAATTATCAACGATGAATCCGATGGTGATGTAAAACACCCTGTAATTGACCTAAATAATTTCATCTGTAAGTCTGTTGAAAAACATGATGAAGTAGATTTCTACGTATTCGATAGGATTAAAAATGAGTGATAGGATATATTACAAAAAAGGGCAATACGAAATATTCTTTGCCGAAGAATTGAATTGTTTGCGCGATTTTTTAGATAGACTAGATGGTGATAAAATCGCCGCATTAAAAGAAATGATTGCAAACGATTCAAATATTTGCCCTATTAATTTCCATAGAAAGTTAGGTATTCCATATAATGAATGAAGTTAGATACGATCACGAAAGGATTATGAGTCGTACACGCTTGCCTTCTGCCAGAGTAGATACAGAACGCGGCGCTCGCATTGAATTAATGGATGCTTTTTACTGCGACAGTTTTTCTAATGCGATTAATAATTTAAGTAATTCATCATTTGTTCATCCAGATATGAAAGACGCGCTTAGGTTAGCGTACAATATCATCTATCAGATTCAGGAAGATCCCGCTTGTTACCCTGCTATTCAAGCGGCCGTTGATTGGTTCAATAAACAAGAGGGCAGGACACCTATTTCTGACCCAGCCAAATGCGAACATAAGAATCGTGGCAGATCACTAAGTTCCCACAACCACGGTAATTATGTTACGGAGAATTGTCGCGACTGTCGCAAGCTGTCGCTAAGAAAAGAGAAGGTAAATATAGACTATCAATTAACCAAGGATAAGGTAAAGCTAAAAGAGTTTTTAGACGCATACGTATACAGCGAAGACTAGAGCAAGCGCCCGAAATTAATCGGGCGCTTTTTATTGTTTTCTGATACACACACTTATTCTGTGTTAAGATATGTTTATAGACAAGTTTGTTGATTATATGAGGATTAGACAATGGCTAGACCAAAGAAAACCGCCGACGAACAACCGCAAGATGACACCAGAGAGTTATCACCAGCGGAAAAGGCAAAGATCTTAAAAGAAAAGTTTAACAAGCAATTCAAGAAGAATATTTTGCAGACCTATGTCGATGAGGATGATATTTCAGTTAAGCGTTTACCAGGAGGAATTCTTTCACTTGACCTTATTTTAGGCGGCGGAAATGGCGTATTTGGCTTGCCTGTAGGTCGAGTGATTGAGGTTTACGGTCCTGAATCTGCCGGCAAGAGTTCCGTTACAACTGCCTGGATGGCGAATGCTCAAGCACAAGGCAAGACGGTTGCACTCATTGATGCAGAGCACGCACTAGATCCTGAATATGCAGCAAAGACATTCGGACTAAAACTTGATGAATTACTCGTTTGCCAACCGGAAACCGGCGAAGAAGCATACGACGTTGCATTGTCTCTGGCTGATTCAGGACAAGTTGATTTAATCGTCCTAGATTCTGTTGCGGCGATTCTTCCCAAGGCTGAAGATGAAGGTTCAATGGATCAACAATTTATGGGTCTTGCCGCTCGTCTTAATAATAAGATGATGCGTAAGATTGTCCCGGCGTTAGGTCACAATAATTGTACCCTCATTCTTATCAACCAAATTCGAGAGAAGATGGTTATGATGGGAAATCCAGAGACAACAACTGGCGGTCGCGGAATCAAATATGCCTCATCCATTCGTCTTGATGTTCGCCGCTCCGAAGAAGTTAATGACAACGGCGAGTTGGTAGGTCATATCATCAAATGCAAAACAATTAAGAATAAAACCGGCAAACCTCAAAGAGTTACACACATTCGACTAGATTATAATAAGGGTTTCAACAAAGAGTTTTGCCTCGTCGAACAAGGCATTATGCACGACATTATCTCTGGTGGCGGAACGGCCTGGCTCAAATTCGATGGAGAGCAATTCCAAGGCAGAACAAAACTTGTTGACCGTCTAGAGAATGATCCCGTGCTCGCCAAGAAACTAGAAACCGCCATTCTGGAGAAACTATCAGATGCCTAGTAATAACAATAAGAAGAATCAAGATCCTAACAAACCAAAAAGAACAAGGAAACCTCATACTGAAGCCACGAAGGCAAAGATTAGAGAGAAAAGAAATTTAAGAGGTAAAGACAATCAGCCTCGTAATATTTCCCAATCATCCAAGCGCAAATCTTTTTACGATGAGTTGGTTAATGATGTAAAAACCGACAAGGCATATAAAAAGGTTTCTAAAAAGGATAAAGAGATTCTTCTTGCCTGGCTAGAGAATAACAAGCATGAATTAGGTCATATTGATAACCCTAAGCATTCTGATGAAGTATTTGAAAAGTCTCACGAAATGGGAATCGAAAATGAGTTCACGGAAATGTATAAACGCACTTATGAGTTTAAAGTGGGTGATATGATTTTTGATTCTGATAGTTTCAAGAATTTGGAATCCAATCAAGACGATCCTTTTAATATTGTTAGTGGTATTGAGGAATCTGAAGGTGATTTCTTTTCCGGCGATTTTGACGAAGTTGAGTTATAATAAATATGCTTTATAAACTACTTCCAGGAAGAGAATATTTAGAAAGCATCCTTAATTATCTTCCTTTTGATAGACAGGATGAATTTAGGGATTATATTAATGCAATCGCTCTTGTTCGGGCGGTTTTGCAAACAGATGAGGGTGAAGTAAATAATGACTAAAAAGCGAGTAATATGTTTGAGCAGCGATTCCTGGGCTTGTGGGCTTTATCGAATCAATGAGCCTTTCGGATATCTCGCCAAGCAAGAATTTGATGATATCGAATTCACTGTATTTGGCGATGCGTTTCCAAATTCGAACGAAATGACTGTATTTCAACTAACCATGATTCTTCAACAGTATGATGCTATTTTGATTCAGCGCGTGGCTTCAAAGCACATTTTGTCTATTATGATGGCGCTCAAAAAAATGGGCAAAAAGGTTTATACCGAGATTGATGATCTTTTGATGAACGTTTCCACTCAATCAATTGCTCATACCGTTTGGCGCAAGGGTTCCGAGGCACTTAACGTATTTTGTGAGTCTTTAAAGATCTCCGATGGCGTTTTGGTTTCCACGCCGGAACTAGAGGCAGAATACAGGCGCTTCAATAAAAATGTTCATACGTTCTTTAATGCAATCGACGTATCTGATCCTAAGTTTTGCCCGGCGAATAACCAAAGACATATACTGCCTATGGATAAGACTATCGTTGGTTGGGCCGGAAGTTCAACACATGTTGATTCCCTTGATGTTATTCGATATGCCATTAAACCTGTTTTCGACCAGAGAAAAGATGTTGTTTTTGCTCTGTGTGGAAATAAAGAGTTTATGGATTTCTTTAACATCCCGGAAGAGCAGAAAATTTATATTCCTCATGTTCCTATTGGCGAGTTTTACAACATTCCATCAATGTTTGATATTGCCCTTGCCCCTGTTAAAGAGAATCCATTCAATGATGGTAAGAGTGAGTTGAAGTGTCTTGAATCTGGCATTTGGGGTGTTCCAACTGTTTGCTCTCCTGTTGCTCCTTATGTTCGTTTTAATGAGGTTTCTGGTGGCGCGAATTTAATCGCCAAAAAGAATCTTGGAAAGAATTGGGTAAAACAGATTCTTTCTCTGGTAGATAACCCCGAACTTCGCAAACAAAAGGGTGAGCAGGCAAGACAGACGGTGCTTCGCGAGTATAACCTACAACAAAAGGCACTAGATCGTCTTGAATTCTTCAGGAAGGAATTGTGTTAAATAGCGATGTTTGATAACCTAATTCAAAGGGTTATTGATACTTATCATGAATTAGCTATGAAATCGCCGGAGGATTCTTTCGGCGGTTTTTCTTTGAGAGTATCACTTGAATCCCTACAGCAAGAGGTACGAGAGTTAATGAGCGAAGAGAGTGTTAAATAATTATATAGATACCCCAAAGGACAATAAATATGACTGAAAAAAAGAAAAAAGATACTAAAAAAGAAACAAAAGCGGTTGAAGTTTCTGAAAAAATTCGCAAACAAGTAATTAAAGAAAGCAAGGAAAAACTTAAAAAGGAAGCTGAAAAAATCGCCCTTCAGCTAAAAACCGAAATGGAGTTAGAGACTCAAATAGAGTTGACTGATATCCAGGAAGAAGCTGCGTTGCTTATTTCTTGCGGCTTTTCTTATGAGGAAACGGCCACAAAAACAGGCGTTGCACTAAGAGAAATTAAAGGATGGATGAAGCTTCCTCATTTCGTCCGTAGAATGAATGAGTTAACTGTTAAAGAAGGAACGTCAGAGAAAAACGAGCGCATCAGAAAGCAAAAACGCATCGTTGACGAATTGTATGATGTTTTCCTGGACCGTAAGGACGAATTAAAAAAGGTTGGCATCAAAGACCTTATGGAAATTATGCTCAAACAGGGAGATCGCCTTGATAAACTAGTTGATAAAAACGAAGAGAAGACGCAAAATAATTCGTTTACAATGCTCATCCTCAACCATGGCAAAACAACTTCCGGCAGAGATTATAAAGATATTGAAGAATTTTTCAATGATGAGGAATATTCTTACCCCACACTTAACAGTGATGATATAATAGATGTATCTGCCGAAGAGGTAAAAGATGATAATTGATAAGTTTGTTAAAGTGAGATGGTCAGGCACTAATAGAAAATATTACGAGGAATTGGGTTATACCGGGTTTGGCCGTGGTATTGAATTTAACGTTAAGGTTGAGCATTTAAACAAACATTCTTGTGTAAAAGTTAATGTTAAATGTGAAAAATGCGGTAATATTAAAAATGTAATTTTTAAAAGTCATAAAGGTATTTGCGTGAAATGCTCTAGCCAAATGAACATAAAAATCGCCATGGAAGTTGCACATGAATTATTAAAAACACCAGAGCGAAAAAAGCAATTGAGTCAATCAATGAAAATTCGGCGTTCTGAGGGATGGGGCGGCACAAAAATTATCTATGACGAAGGAACAAGGGAAAAAAGACGCACTAATATTAAGGCTAAAATTTGGCGAAAAGAGGTATACGAAAGGGATAATTACACTTGCAAATGTTGTGGTAAAGTTGGCCGCAAACTAAACGCTCACCATATTTTTAATTGGGCGGATTTTCCAAAAAAGCGATATGAATTAAGTAATGGGATAACATTGTGTGCAAAATGTCATAACTTATTTCATAGTTTATATGGAAAGAAAGCAAATACAGACTGTCAAATGCTAGAATTTATTCAAAATATTAACTTAGAGGTTTCGGTATGAATAATGCTGATAATGTAATTGAAAAGATTTATGAACGATACCATAATGATGCGGCGGGTTTCACTACCCGCTTCACATCAATATTTACCGAGCCTGACACGGGAAAGAGACAGAAACTATACCCTCTCCAAATAGAATTTTTAAATTTGCTCAAACCTACAGATAAGGTATCTGTGGTGCTCAAATGTCGGCAGAGTGGATTTAGTACGTCAATCAAGGCCAGAAGTGTCCATCGTTCTTTCTTCAAAAAAACGCCGCAAATTCTAATTGCTTCCACTGGCATCAACGCATCTATGAAGGTATTACGTGATATCAAATCTGGTTTTGAATCTATGCCTGAATTTATGCGTCCAGCATATAAGAAGGAGACTGAAACAACTTTGATTCTGGAAAACGGAGTAGAAATTCACTCATTACCATTCAATCCTGAAACAACCCGTGGATGGACCGGCGACGTTTTCCTAGATGAATTTTCAATGAAAAGTATGAAAGATTCGAAGGAAATCTGGTCCTCTCTCGCACCTTCAATTACTAAAATGGGCAACATCGCCGTTGTCTCCACCCCAAAGGGAAAAGACAATATGTTTTATCAATTGTGTAACAACTATCTGAATCCAATTGATCCCGCAACAGGCGAGGAAAGGGTTCCTAGACCAAACAAATTAATCCAAGTTCATTGGAGTCAGGTTCCACACGTTAAGGCAAACATTGATGAATTGAGAAAACTATTCCATCCAGAGGAATTTCTTCAGGAGTATGAATTGCAATTCTTAGATTCAGTTGAATCATCAATGTTCACTTACAATTTTATGATGGAGAAGGTTGTAGATCAAAGACAAGAGCCTGTTCAGATTATAGAGTTGGGATTCCTAGATTACGTAGAGGGTTATGACCTTCCTCCCTCTATGGTTAAAAAGGATATTGTCAGTAAGTATCCAGGCGGTATTTTTATGGGTTATGATATCGCCATGACCGGGGACGGCTCCATTTGCGGCGTTTTTGGCATAACAGAAGACGATACCTGGGAGTTGATTTCGTATAAGAAGTTCAGATCTGGCACAGACCTTAATGAACAGATTAGAATTGTATGTTTGATGGCACAGGTTTTCAACGCTAAGAAACTCGTATATGACTCTACGGGCGCTCTTGGTAAAGCAGCAATGGGTGTTATTAAAAATACTCCAATTAAAAATATTTCAAAACCTTTCGAATTTACACAAAAATCAAAGTCTGTTGGTTATGCAGAATTAAGACTTAAAATGGAGAAGGAAGGATTTAAAATTCCTAACATTCAGGAATGCATCAAGGAATTTTCAAATTTGGGCATTAACCCTGTTACGGGCAGAATTGGTGCTCAAGGCTCTCACAGAAATCATGACGATTGGCCGAGCATGTTTATGATGGCTTATCACGGCAGAAAAAAAGGCATTGTCGAACCCGCTTTCACATTTTTATAAAAAGAGGAATAAATAAATGGATGAAGAAACTATCAAAGCTATGAAAGAAGATTTGCCAGAGGCGGAAAAAGCGGCTCGCATGCGTGATGATACCGCATTAAAAGCGCCTAACGTTTCAGAGATTGAAAAGGGTCTTGTTCTAAAGAATGAAAATTCAAAGAACAGTATTCAGCCTATGCATCCGTTGCGTTTAATGACGGATATTACAGAGAATTGTAATTGGGTCGATTTTGCCGTGTCGATTATTGGTGCTGCCTGTGCATCAACTAATCCAACGTTCCGCATTGAATCGCCCAACAAAAAACGTAAGTCTCAAATCGAGAAGATTACGGATATGCTAAACTATCCCAACCTTCATCAAACTGCTTACGATCTATTCCTATATACTTATGAGTCGCTTCCTCTTTATGGCAATGCTTATTGGCAAGTTGTTTATAACCGTGCCGGTGATATCCACTCTATCTATACGCTTCCGCCAGAAACAATGCGCGTCATTCCCTGGTTAGATCAAAACAATATCTTGCACTTTGCTTATTATCAAGAATCAGCAGCGGAAAACCGTTACTTTATGGAGAATGAAATTATTCATTTTAAACTCCCTAACGAACGTTCTTTCTGTTATGGTAAGCCTGAATTCTATTCACAACTTGTTCAGATTGCATCTGCCATCAATGCTCAAAAGGCAGTTGCTTCTTGGTTTGAGGAAGGTTACGTTGGTGGCAAGATCTTCAAAATGGAAGTTGATGAGGATGCAGCGGCAAGAAACCGCACTTATCTAAAGGATATGTTTACTAAACCAGAGAATTTCGGCAGGGCGCTTTTGCTTGAGGGCGGAATTGAAATGGTTGATAATGGCGATAAGCTAAAGAATTTTGATTTCAGCACTCTTGCCAATACTGATAGAGATAATATCCTTAATTCTGTTGGTATTCCTGTTTCAATGGCTGGCGTTCGTTCTGCGGCCGGAAATGCTAACGCCGAAGTTATTACTGCCGAAGAAAGATTTTTCAATAGAGTTGTGATCGATAAATATCATAAAATAGTTTTCAACACGCTAAACAATAGTTTATTTAGACAGATTCTTGGCATGAAAGACGTTACGATAACCCCTGGCATTCTCACGAAATTCTCAATGTCTTACGAGATTGCTACTGCCGAAGCTGCAAGTAAGTACGGCTCAACAGTTAATGAACTTCGCAATATGCTTGGCATGCAACCCGTTCCAGACGAAAAGGCTGGCAACACTTGGATTGCTTACACGAACAATGGCCTCGCTCCTGCTGACAAAATTCTTGGCATCGACTTCAATACTGGTGAAAAAGTTGAGTCGGTATTTGATACAGAGTTTGAGGCCAAAAAGAAGGAAATTACGGGAGGTTCAAGCGGTTTAGGCAATGCCGCCAAGAAGAAACTAGAGGGTAACTAGCCCGGCACACACACTACTTAGGTGGTATCATATAGCGGTGGGGTTTATGCCCCGCCGTTTTTGCTATGGAGATAAGCATGGATGAAATAATTAACGTTGATGATAAATTAGAAGCGTATCTTGAACAAGTAAAATTATACCGAGATAATAAAGGATATATTGATAAACTTCATAAGACGCTTTCCTCTCCTATCAAAAAGGATAGCATTGAGGATTTGAAGTATGAACTATCTATTCTTTCTACTGAATTGTATAAACTTGGTAGGCTTAAAAGTAAAGCAGAGGCGCAATATCGTTTAGCTAAATTTGAGGCGGCGGAATTCAATACTAAAAAGGGCGATAACGGCAAGGCAACTCTTGATGGTGGCGCAGCGCATTATAGTTATGTTCGCGACGTTTTTCAGAGCCTCATTGATGCCGTCATTATGCGAGAGAAGAATGTTACTTCGCTTCATGCAACCGCCAGAGAAGAATTAAAGCAGAATGGTAAAGAGGAATATTAATGCGTTACATTGAAAAAAATCCCAAGAAGTCTAGTTGGAAGATTTGGATTAAGCGCGACGAGAATGGCAATGTCACTGAATGGTTTTCTGCCGATGGAAATGACTCAAAAATGGAAATTGTTTTTACCGGCGAATTTGAAACAAAGCAGCGTTATAATTGGCATACACTGAAACCTGAAGAAT